GAATCCAAAAGGAAGCTGACAAGGCTGGGTTTAGCCTTGAAGATGCCTTGAAGGAAGTAGTTGTAAGAAATTGGCAAGGTTTCAAAGCTGAGTGGGTTTTACCAAAGCCCACCTTTGGCGACATGGCAAGGGTATCTGTTGCACCCGTTCAAGGCCGTGATCCAGCGTTACTCAAGCTGGATGAAGACAAAAAGCACACAGGCCCACCACCGCCAGAAATCATGGCACAAATCAGAAATGCGTTGAAAGGAAAAGTAACATGACCGAAGAAGAGTTTGAAGACAAAATGAACACATATGAGTTGGAAGACCGATATGCAGAGTTCATTGAGGCTAACCACCCTGTTGGCAATAATCATGTTTTGATAAGGCTAATGGAAAGCGGGGATTTTTATGAAGCCTTCAAAGAAAAGATGGTCACTCAATTTGAGCCACGGCGTGAGTGGGTTGGGTTGACAGAAGAAGAACACACCGAAATTGCAATTGAATGCGGTTGTATGAGTGCTGATTGGGTTTTCTATGGCGCAACAGTTGAGCGAAAACTAAAAGAAAAAAACACATGAAGGTTTTGCCCATAAAGCCTTTTGAGGCTGAACCTTGGATTCTGAAAAAACACTATGCCAAGCGGATGCCTCAAATAATTCATGCTTTTGGTTTGTATGACACAAGGCTAGTTGGCATCGTGACTTATGGGTTGCCAGCTAGTCCTTTCCTGTGCATGGGTGTTTGTGGGCCAGAAAACAAAGACATTGTTTTGGAGTTAAACCGCCTTTGCATTGAAGATGGGCTGAAAAATGCCGCATCTATGCTTGTCGGTCAAAGTCTGCAAATGTTGCCAAAGCCAAGCATTGTGGTTTCTTATGCCGACACTGAGATGAACCATGTTGGGTATGTTTATCAGGCAACAAACTTCATTTTCACTGGAACAAAAAAAGAACGAACAGACATGGCTGGGCTTGATGGCAAGCATTCAAGGCATAATTTTGGAGATTCTGAAAATAGAATAAATCGCAGTGCTAAACACAGATATATTTATTTTGTTGGAAGCAGAAAACAAAAACAGACCTTAAAAGACCAGCTGCGTTATGAAATCCACCCTTACCCAAAAGGAGAATCAGAAAAATATAACGCTGGTGATTCAGTAAAGACTCAGGAGTTATTATTCATATGACTGAACAGCAATTTCAAGCCGCCATGAGAACATTTAATCTCGAATTGGAATATAGAGATTACATCATGGAGAAGGCCAACCTTGAAAATGGTGATGGTATTTTCCGATTGATGAACAGTGGTGATTTTTATGAAGGCTTTAAAGAAAAAATGATAGGAAACCAAAATGAACAAAGATGAAGCCCACCACTTGCTCAACAAAAGAAAACAAGGGCTTGCAGTCCCACTCTACATTGTCAACAGAGCCTTACTTGTATCAGGAGACATTAGCATGGCTTGTTCACCTTGCCAAGCAATCGGGCTGGAAAGCACAAGCATGGCACAGGGCCAAGGAATTAGAGACTTGTTCTACCCATTTGTGGATAGGGATAACCCAGGACTTAATCCAAAAAATGAAAGAACACAATGACAATTTGGATCGGGTTAGACCCAGGGTCGATTAGTGGCGCAGTTGGTGCACTTGATTCAAATGGCGATTATTTGGACTCTTTTATGATCGAACATAAAGATAAGAATATATTGCCCCTTGTATTCAAAAACATGATATTGCGGTGCATTGACCCAAGGGAAGGCGCAGAGATATGCATGGAATCGGTGCATTCAATGCCAGGACAAGGGGTTGCCAGTAGTTTTCAGTTTGGCAGGGCAGTAGGTGTAATCAGTGCAGTCGCTGAATTAACTAATTACCCTTTCCATTTGGTAACCCCTCAGAAATGGAAAAAGTATTTCCACCTGACAAGCGATAAAAACGAAAGCCTAGACCTAGCCCGATCATTTTGGCCCGAAGCAAAACTGACCCGTAAAAAAGATGGAAACAGGGCAGAGGCATTATTAATCGCACTTTATTGGAAAGACCAAATTAATGGCAAGAGGGATTAAACCAGGGGCAAGGTACACAACCCTAGACCTAACTGCTGAGCAAAGGTTAATTCTGGAAACCCTTGGAAATGGAAACCTAAACCAAGGGGGAAAGATAGCGATTGATTGGGCGGCACATTTTTTCAATTGCGGGCTAGACCCTGACATGAACCTAAACTTTGTGGGTTTGGTCACCACCATCCCAGGCCATGATGATGATTGACCACAAAAGGGCTTGCCAAAGGGCTTAAAAGGGCTTTTAAGGGGCTTTTGTTGGGGTTGGTGGATAGCGAGAGAGGGTAAGACATGACAAACGCTAAAAAAGATCGTAGGCATCGTGAATTCTTGCTCAAAACTTACAGCAAGCGATACGATAGGCATTGGAGTAGTCGGCCTGGGTGTTTCTATTGTGGCGACAAGTGGCTAGAGCTTGACCATTGTCCGCCTTTAAGTTGGTGCGAGGTAAAAGAGCATAAGTGGTTTAAAGAGCGCAAAATCGGTTTTTATTTGGTTAACTCATGCTCAGACTGTAATAGGATGCTATCAAATAGAGCATTATTTACGCTGCAAGAGAGGGCAGAATTTATCCGCATAAGGTTAGAGCGCAAAACAGAAAAAATTGTAATTTGGTCAAATGATGAAATAAAAGAAATGAGCGAGCGATTTCAAAAGACGATAAAAGCCCGTCAACAGATGCAAAACACGCTATTAGATCGGCTTAGATATTCGCAAGAAATGCAATTTAGGCCAGACGATTTCCCTTTATAACCCTATGTTGAAGTGCTTGCAAGGGCTTAAAACAGGCAAGAAAAAACCCGCACTAGGCGGGTCTTAGTTAGTGGTTGCTGACTTATTTATGAATATGTATTGATTGCAATTTTTTGCAAATGCCGATCAAGTGATTCATGGAGGTGTTTTATTGCATCTTTTTTTGTGTTGAAACATCTAAAATCTCCATTCTCATCAATCCACTCATCCCCTTGGGTGTTGAATATTACAAAATATTTTTCTTCTTCTTCAATGCGAGTTGCTTGCCAATCCTGTGGATTATTGAATCCCCATTCAAAATAAATCTCCCTCACAATCTTTTTCCCTTCACTTTCAGTTAATCCAAGCAAGCGCCCTATTTCATTAGGATGATATTCTTGAAGTAATTCTCTGGCTTTTTGAATATACATTTTGAGTCTTTCAATAGTCAAGTGATTGTGCGGTAATTTTGAAGTGACAAAGGATGCCGCTATCTTTTTGGGCTTGCCTTATGGCTTGCACAATGATTCCAAGATGGTCAAAATCAGCGGCGCATAATTTAACCTCTCCAGTTTTGTGTTTGAATTTATCGTCTTCAAATAAATCAATTTTTATGTCGTTAAGCATAATCAAAGCCTTTCATTTTTTGCGGGTTAAGATTCTGAGGATTAGTGCAAGGGTTGCATATATCATGCAAATGCATCCATAAACTGTTTATAGCTCAGCTTTTTGGCCTTATAAGTGTCCCCAATTTTGGTAAAGCATGAATAAACTGGATAACCCTCGCTATTATCATGATCCGCCTCTCCGACTAGAAAATTTCTACCAATCATTTTTCTGGGTGGCAAAACTTCTAGCATCTCCCAGTACATGGCCTCAGTAGTTTCAATCCAGGCATCAGGGTTTGCGTCCATAGCGGCCCACAATTCAGCCCATACAAGTTGTTTAGTTTCATTCATATCAAAGCCTTTCAAAGTTGAAGAACCCCAAGCCAAAGCCCAGGCCAAAGGGCACAAAATGCCCTTCAGTCTGAGATTTAATGAGTATCGCCATCTTCTGTGAATTCGTATTCATTAATCATCAAATGCTCATCAATGTAATCATCTTCTAATTGGCTTTCCATTTCATTTCGCCACCCAATGAACCCAGCCCACAAAGCCTTGTCAAATGCTTTTTTGGCGCACCCAGTGGCCTTAAATTCATCGTAGAAGGTCATCCATAAATCACAATCAAGGCAGTACCCAGTAGGCATGTGATCGCGCTTAAAGTCTTTGAGCTTCAAGCCACGGAAGTGACTGTTGAAGTATTCGGCACTGTAGTCTGGTGACGAATAAGGGGAAACACTCCAGGCA